AGGGCAATGTCGCCCAGCTTGAGCGCGAGTTGCCGCTCGAGCGTGGCAATCTGGCTGAAGCGCCGGGCCGCGCGTTCCTGCGTGATATTGCTGGTGCGACTCATTCGGCCACTCCCTTCCTGCGTTCGACCTCGGCCGCGAGATCGCGTTGGACTTCGAGGACGCGCAGCATCTTCTCGTCGGTCTCCTCAATGTCGCGGGTCGCCGCCTGGACGCGGTCCAAGGAGTGCTCGCGTTGCACGACGAAGAGCGCCCGCAGCCGCTCCAAACTGGCGATGAGGTCGCGTAATTCGTCCGCGTGCTGCTGCTGCAGGGGGGTCATGGCAGGGCCTCCGCGAACAAGGGCAGCGGCAGCGGCGCCGCCGGCACGCGCAGCGGCTGCACGCCGGCCGTCGCCTCGACCCGCACGTCCACCCGTGGCGCTTCACCCAGCCCCGCGTAGAACTTGCCGACCACGGCTTCGACGACCTGCGCATCGTCGCCGTAGACGACCTGGCTGAGCGCGTCCCCGATGCACCGGGTCAGCTTGTCCAAGTCCGGCGCGGTCAAATGCGCCACGGGGCGGCGCTTCGGGAGCGACTTGGGCCGCGGCAGGTAGAACCCGACCGTGAGCCGCACGGGGCTCGCGTAGAGGACCGCCTGCTGCTCGAGCGGCACCGCGTGCAGCGCGTGGCTGGCGCCCTCGGCGACGAGCTGCTGCCACGACTTCACGTTGCGGTTGCTCTCGGTGACGATCGGAAACTTCATGCCGCGGCCGAGGAACGGCTTCATGTTGCCTTTCGGCTTCGCGACGCCGTAGACCGTGAACGCGAGCGTCATCAGAGCCGCGTCCCATCCGGCCGGCGACCGCCGTTGCCGTAGCCCATCACGGTCATCAGGCCCGGCGCGTTGCCGCACTCGAAGCCCTTGAGGTTCCCAATGTCTTCCGTCGCTAATCGGCCATCGCCGTCGTAGCCGTTGTTGAACTGGTTGGTCGCGATGGTTTCCCAGACCGTGAAATCAAGCGGATGCCCGCGCCCGCTGTCGCTCAAGCCCCACACGCCGCCGGGCGCGAGTCTGTCGAGGCAGTCCGTCGACCTCGCCGCCATCATGCCGGCCGACCACGCGGGATCGCACTGATAGAGCACGCCGTCCACTTTGCCAAAATTCGCGCGCCAGAAGTCGGTGGGCGTCTCGTCGTTCGCCTGCCAGCTGATGTAATGCGGAAAAAAGTGCAACATGATCCGGCACCGCAGCCCGATGAGCGCCGCGTCGTGATCGATCATTGCGCGCACGATCTCGGGCGACCAGTGATTCATTTCCCACGCGGGCGATTCGATTTGCATCGCGCCTTCGCGGAGCAGCCGTTCGATGAGCGCATCAGGCACACGGAGGTCCGGCGGCGTCGGCGTGTAGTATTTGCTCCGCATCAGGTGATGCACGAACAACCCGGCCTCGCGACACCGCACGCTCATCGCGACGTAGGCGTCCTCGCTCAGGCCGGCCTCGAACGAATCTTGCGGCGAGAGCGAGATGTGCGTGTAGCCGTAGCTGCGATACGTTTGCAGAATCCGGTCTTCCCAGGCGCCGTAGCGATCGAGGAAGTAGGTTAAGACCCGATTCTGCGCGGGTCCATTCGCCCCGCCGGCCACCGGCGGCAGCCCGGGGATCGTCAGCCCCCACGCATCGCCGCGCCACCAGCGCACGTCGGCTGTGGCCGGTGGTTCGGCGCGCAGCGTCGTGTAGACCGGCAGCGGCGCGCCCGTCTCGGCGTCCGTCGTCTGCACATCGAACGGCGGCAGCGGCGGCCGCACCACGATCACGGGCGGCGGCACTTCCGGCGTCGACGTCAAGAACGGCCAGGCGGTGGCGTAGCTCATGGCGCCTCAAGTGTCGGCGGTGCTGGAACACGCTGGTAGTAGGCTGGCTCGGTGAACATCGCGTGGCACTGGGTGCAAATCTGATGGTCAGGCTTCGTCTGTGAGCGCCTGATCTCCCAACGGTCGCACTGTGGGCACGCCGCGAACACCTCACCTCGTGCCTCCTCTTGGGCGAGGAGACGGAGGTAGTCGGTTGCCAGCGCCGTGGCATCCTCACGAGTGACCAACTCGAACGACCGCGTGCTCACGCAATCTTCCGCCAGCGCCTTCAGGTCTTCCTTCGTCATCGCTTTGTCACTCGTTCGGAATCGTCTCGGTGAACGGCACCAGATACACGTTCCCGGCGCGGCCCAGCGGCGCGAAGATGATCCGATCCGGCCGCTTCAAGCCTCGTTCGTAGGGCCCTTCACTGCCCGGCGCCCGCGTCTCGACCGTGCCGTCGGGCTGCACCGACAGCACCGTGTCCGCGCCGACCGGATAGGTCACCGTGACGAGATCCCCGTCGAGGATGTTGATTTGGTGCGGGCCAATCGCGACGACGTCCAGCATGATCGGCGCGTCGTCGTCGGGGTCCACGCTCCGGGCCTCTGGTGTGGACAGGGCCGCGCGAATCGCGCTCGACAGGATCCGGCCGACGTGCTGGGGCTGGGCGCGGTCATAGGGCACCTTCACCACGACGGCGATCACGGACGGGAGCGGACGACGATCAGGCAGCGGATGCATCAGCCCTCCACCAGCACGGCCGTGAGCCGTCCAGGGATATACTTTTCTGGAATATGGATGCCTACTTTCACGACGCCTTCGAAGGACTGCAGGCGTGTGCGCGCCATCTGATGGCCGCCAGCCAAGAAATCAACCAGGCCGGCGCCGAATTGATCAAGGTCACGACGGCAGCGCTGCACGCCAAGAACGAACACGAGGATCTGCGCGAGTCGGTGGCCCGCCTCGAAGCACTGATCATGGAACAAGGCGCCGAGCTTCGCGCCCTGCGCGATCGACTCGACCATCCCCCGACGTAACCGCGTCATCGCCCGCCCTCTGATCGCTTCGCCATCGTCAGCACCTTCGACACAGCCGCCCCCGTTTCCACCGCCGACGCGCGTTGGCGGATCCGCTCGGCCGCCTCGCGCCGCGTCTTCATCTTCACCGGCAAGGTTTCATCCGCGCGGTCATAGCGCACCCGCGGCGGCACGATCAACGTGTCGATCAGCGCGTCGCCCTTGTGCCAGCGGCCGAACAGTCCCACGTCAGCCCTCCTCGCCGCTCTGGCGTCGCTTGAAATCCAGCGGCAACAATCCGAGACGCGTCAAATCGAGCGGCGGCGGCGGGTCGGCGTACTCGATCGTCGCCGGCAGATCCGGCGGCGCCGGCCCCGCGCACGTCGCGCAGCGATACTTCTTCGCCTTGCAGCTGCCGAAGGTGATCCGCAACAACACCGTGTCCGCGGGAATGTCCGCGCCGCACTGGCCGCAATGCCGCAGCGTGCGATCGCGCATCCAGGTGGTCATGCGCGTTGGCGTCCTTCCTCGCGAGCTCGGGCCGCATAGAGTCGCACCATGAGATCCGCTGCTTCGCCTCGCGAGAGCGGCCGCGCGTCGTCGACGGCTTCAATGTGCCGCGGATTGTTGGGGCGTCGCGCCGGTGTGCCAGGCAGCGGCCGATTGGATTCGATCAGCCGATACGCCGCCGTGATGTCGTCGTTGGTCCACCGGATCTTCAGCCGCGCGCATTCAACCTTCAGGGCCTCGGTCAGGTCGGTCAGGGACTCGAAGGTTTCGCGGGCCAGCAGCACCCTGACGAGCCGTGCCAGCAGCCGCCCTTGCGACTCGAATTTCTTCTGGGTTTCTTGTCGTTCCATGAGAACCATTCGCGTACCCGCGAGGCCCTAATTGCTAATAGAACGAAGCGTTTACGAAGAGAAGAGGATCTAGCTAATTAGCTGGTTCTGTTCTTCGTTCTTAAAGAGAGCACGCCACAAGCACTGCTTAAGCGCAGCTTGAGTTCTGCTTTGAGCACGCCGCCAAGCACCGCCTGAAGCGTGCGTCGTTACACGCTTACGCGTTGCTTGAGCAGCTTGGCCGCCAGCCCGTTCCCGCCTTTGCGCGCGCGGACCACGTTGCGTTCATGGAGGCTGTTGGCCTCGGCCCAGACCGCCAGCTGGGTGTTGTTCACGAGGTAGTCGCCGTCCCGCCGCCAGTACTTTTCGATCTTGGGCCAGCATCGTTTCCACTCCTGTAGGGTGCACCCGATCGCACGGCGAATGGCTTCGTGATCGGCGGGCAGCTTACACTTCCGATTCCACGCCACCGTCAACATTTCCCGATACAGCCCGCGCGCTTCGATCGGCAGCACAAACGCCGACGATCCGATCCACCGATCCGTCCAAAACCATTCCGCGAGTAACTTGTCGCTCATGTCGATGGGTGTCTCGCTAATGCCGGGTGTCGCGCCGCACGTCGGAGAACTGCAAGTCGATCGTCGGCTCCTCGAGCGCCGCGGCCGCGCGCGTGATCGCCTCGGTCGGCCCGCTCTCCGCCGTGATCGCCGCCGTCAGGATGCTGATCTGGTCTTCCACGACGCCGAGGGTCACCATGATCCCGGCGACGCTGGCAACGATCAGGTGCAGCTCGTCGCGCAGCTGCGCCAGGTCGGCCATCATGCGCGTTTGGTGTTCAGTCATCGGCGGTCATCCAGCATCTCGAGCAGCTTCTTCGCTTCCTCGATACGAATGGGGCTGTTCGCGGACGATGCCATCCACGAAATCAATGTGCCGAGTGTTTTTTTCAACGCGGCGACTTCCCGTTTTAACGCCGCGACCTCTGGCGCCTTGGTCATCCGCCGGCTCCTCCAGGCTGCCCGCGCTGCGCGAGCTCGGTGCGGCTGCGCGGACTGAGCCGCGAGCAATACCAGCAGCGCCGCAGGCCGTCCGGCCCTTTCATCGTGAAATCGTGTTGCGCGTGTCCGGTGGCGCAGGGTTCCTCGGGCGTGACGTCCCAGGGGTGCGGCTCGCGCGGGCGATCGGGCGGCACGTTGGGCCGCGCCTGCTGCAGCTGCTGCTGGGCGCGGTCTTCGGCGGCCTGGGCGGCGAGGCGTTCGCGGTGCGCGCTCATGGCTGATCTCCCGGCCGCGTCGACGACTGCACCGCAACCGAATCAGGATCGGTGAAAAACTCCCCGCACCAATCCGTCGCCGCCGTGCCCGGCCACGCGCTCATGGGCCCCTCGTCCGTGAAGTCGACGACGGGCGGCCGCCGGCGGCACTGTCCGAATGCCTCGGTGCCTGGTTGCCAGTACAGGCAGCGACTGCACGACATGACGCGCACGTCGGTGGTGAGGGTCATGGCTCCTCCGTGACGGCGAGGCCGCCGCGCGTGGTCTTGACGTGGGGCGGCACGGTCTCGGCGCCATCGAGCAGGGACGCGCCTTTGCGCGCCGGCTTCTGTGCTTTCGCCTTCGGCGTCCGGCGCGCGAGAATGCCGCGGGCGATCGCCAGGACGGTCTGCGCCTGCTCGAGCGGCGCGCTCTCGAAGAACGCCACCACCACATCGACGGGATCTTTGCGTCGACTCATGCGGCCACCTCGTGATCCACCGACACACCCAGCCGGTGCGCGAAGTCGGCCACCTGGTCGAGATACGCGCTGAATTCGTCCTTCGTCAACGTGGTCGTGGTCGTCAGCGCAGCGAGTTCCACGTCGTCAACGACTTCGCCCTGGGCGTCGTGAATCAGCACCCGGTGCGCGGCCGGCAGAAACCGCTGCTTGAGATACGCGTGCACCTCGAGCGGTGAATAGCCCGTGTGCGCGGCCAGCGGTGCGACGTACCCGGCCCAGTACCGCGCGTTCAGCCCCCGGGATCGGGTCGCGCCTGCCGGCTCAATGCGGACGAGGACTTCGCCATCCGGCCACGCCGCACACGCCCGCGTGAAGGCCTGCTTCTGGCGCAGCTTGAGCTGGCCGCCGCGGACGAAGCCCGAGGCCACATAGGCGCGCGTCGCCATCACGCCTCCACCAGCACGTCGGCCGCGAGCTGCGCCACGTCCTTGTAGTCGCGGTCGCACTCGGTGAGAAACAGCCGCACCAGCAGTTCATAGGCCTTCAAGTCGACGTGCTCGCGGTAGACGCGCACGATCACCAGGCGTAACGCCTCGGGAAAGCGATCATCGAACGACACGAAGTCGCACCACGCCGCGCCGGTCAGCCAAATCTGATGCTGGATCTGCGCGAAGTAGTCCTTCGGCACCGCGTGTGACCGCAGGTACGCCAGGTGCGTCGCCGACTTCGGACACTTGATCTCGACCAGGCCGGTGTAGCCGCCGATCTCCCCGTCGGGCGAGCCGCCGGTGGCGAGCTCGGGGTGCTGCAGGAAGCCGCACGGCTGCACGAGGGCGCCGGTGGCCGCTTCATAGGCGGCGCGCGCGTCGGCTTCCTTGTCGATCCCGCGCTGCATCTCGGCGTTCACGAAGCCGGTGTCCTGGGACATGTTTGTCAAACGCTCACAAACAATTTGCATGCGGAGGTCGCGCCGGGCGGCGGCCTCGCCGGTCTTGATTGTCGCCAGCATGTCGCACGCGCGCGAGGCCGTCAGCTTGCCCACGCGCGCGGCATACCAGGCCGGCGTGCGTTGATCGGGGGTGAGGATCGTGAAGGTCACCATCGGATTTCGTCCGCAGTCACGGGTTTACCAACTGGACGCGCCTCGGCGACGAGGGGCTTTTCAGGTGGATCGACAAAGACCGTTCGCCAATCAAGGGCGTTGGCGGCCAGAGAATCCCTGGACATCACGACATACGGATCGTTGCTGCCGTTGACGGCGGGAACCTCCACGATGTCGGTCTCGGGCCACAATTCCTGAAACTGGTTTCGAAAGAAACGCTTCATCGGCGTCGTCCATCGATCGGGCAAGAAGATCACATCGATCGCCGGCACGGCCGTTGTCCAAAAAGCCGCTTCAAATCCGTCCTTTACGTCTCGGTAGACGTACAGACACGGCACGCCCAATCGGATGTAGTGCGTAATTGGCAATGCTTCGATCGAGGCCCGGGTGTAGCGGCCCGAATTGGTCTTCGCTTCAAAGAGTCGACAGGACTGGTCCTTCACCGCCACGCGATCGGCGCGGGCGCGGACATACAGCGCCGCCGGATCCCAACAGCGTCTCAGCGCGTTTTGCACCGGTTCTGGCATGACCGTGTGATACGTCGCCGATCCCACTACCCAGCCATTCGCCGTCGCGACGGCGATCAGGTCAGCCTCGAGGGCCGCATGGTGCGGATCATTGGGGTCAGCCATAGACGACCTCCCGCAGGCGCTGCCGGGCGATCCAGACGGACTCCTCATCGATGTCGCAGGTGAGATAGCGGCGCGACGTCTGGAGGGCCGCTATCGCCGTGGTGCCACCGCCGCAGAAGGGATCGAAGACCAGGTCGCCCAGGTTCGTCAGCGCCTCGATGTAGTACCGCGCCTCAGTGGTGCCCTGCTGCCACGGGTGCGCGTCCTTCTCTTGTTTCGAGATCACCAGGTCGTTGACGAATCGGAGATCGTCGCGACTACGAAACTTGCCCTTGACAAACCACAGCAGCGGCTTCCAGTGCACGACGATCCCGTACTCCGTCATCCGTGCCAGCGGCCCGGAGTGCACCATCGCCAGCGGCCAGAAGAACGTCAGCCCGGCGGCCTGCAGCATCGCGATCACTTCAGGCATGCGGTGATGCGACGTGTAGGTGATCAGCGAGGCGCCATCCTTCAGGACGCGCGCGGCCACCGTCCCGAGGTCGCGATAGATCGGCAGCGTCTTGTCGTGATAGGGCGGATCGGTGAAGACCATCGACACGCTGTCGTCGGCGATCGTGGCCGCGACGTCCACAAAGGACCCGACCTCGATTCCCAGGTCGTCGTCGCCGACTTGGTCGAGGGCCGCCGCTGCCGCCTGCGATCGGCGCGTTGCCCGGAGTTTGTCGCGTTCGATCTTGGCGGCCAGTCGGAGTAGTTCGATCGTCGACAGTTGCTTCTCGCGTTCAATGTGTTGATCGGCGAGGTACCACTCGACGTGTTCGTCGGTCACTCGAAAGACACGCTGCCACCTATCCGCCGTGTTGTGGCCGATACCGACTTCCTTCAGGGCTGACTGAAATTCCGTCCTCTCGGAGGATCCAATTTTGCCGTTTCGCGAAGGTCGCCCTGCGCCTCGGCGAGGATCCCGACGAATAGCATCGAGGGCCTCGCCTGCGACTCGTTCGGCCCGAATACGACTCGCGATCAGGCGATTCGTTGTCGGCCCAAGGGCCTTCGCTTCCCGCGCCACCTGGGTCCAAATCTTGGCCACCTTCTGCGCCTTGGCGGCATAGGCCAGTCCCTCAAGGGGATTGATCGCCACGGTATCGTGCGCCTTGCGAATGAGCGCATCGATCTGCTGTAGCACGCCCCGCGGCACTGGCTGGGCCGGGATGGCCCGCCTAGCAATTGCCGTGGTCTTCTTGGTCGTGCCCTGCATCACTCGCCCTTCGCCGCGTTCTTCTTCGCGTCCGCCTCAACCGCCCGCTTCTTCAACGTCTCCCACGCGCCGGGCTCGGTCGCCGCCAAGTATTCGCGCGCCACCTGCGGCGACTGCTTCCAGGCCTCGGCGAGCAGCGCGGTCCCTTCATCAGCCACCGCCGTCAGGTCGGTCAGCCACTCGTCGAAGGCCTCGGGCTTCGCCTTATCGGTCGGCTTCGGGTCGCGCGTCGGGCCGGCGAACGCTTCGTCGACGGTCGTATCGCCTTCCTTGATGGCCGTGGCGAGGCCCTTGAGCGTGCCCAGGTGCTCGAGGGTGATGTCCTCGGCGCCCTTGATGTCCAGCAACCGAAACACCTTCTCGTGGACGACGCCCAGCTTGAGGAAGTACGCCAGCATCTTGTCGCGGCGGCCGACCAGCGTGGACGCATCGCCGACGGCGACCTGGCGGCAGGCTTCGTAGACGGGGCCCCAGAAGGCCTTGGGCACGACCTTGAGGACGGCGTTGCGGATGGCGATCGACGTCGCGGCGTTTGACGTGACGCCGACCATGTCGTCGGAGAAACGCTTGCCGTTCTTCGACGTGATCCGGCGTTTCGTCTCGAAGGCAATCAACACATTGTTTTGAATGTCGAACGCGGTGCCGCGGGCCGTGATGAACTTCCCGTCGTCGTCGACCGGGCGGCCTTCGATCCGCATGTTGCCGTAGGCGCTGGCGAGGATTTCGGCCAGCCTGGCCGAGGGGCCTTCGATCGTTTTCCCGTCGCGCGGCAGGGCGTAGATGCAGCTCTCGGCGGTGTCCTGGTCGAGCGTGGCCATCTCGAGCGCGCGGTCCTTGAAGGTTTTCAGGCTGCGCGGAAAGCGCTTGGCCGTCGCGATCTGCACGTCGATTTCCCCGCGGGTGATCGCCTCGATCGCATGGACACTCGTCACCTCGAGGGGATCGGGTTCCAGCACCGTCGCACCGTCTTTCGTCATCG